ATAGTTTTTTGATCTTGTTGATTTAGTGTATTAGTAAAAACAGCGAAGCCCACAGTTGTGTAGGCTTCGCGAATCTCGTCCAGTACTGTGTTTGATTGGAAATCAATTACTGGAATCATTTTTAGTTTCCTGGTACTTTAGCGTTAATACCTTCAACATAGTACATCATAGTATTCAAATGTACATCGTCTGCAACTTCACCTGCTTTGAGTTGAATCTTGCCAGTATTATCTTTAAGTGGGCCAGTAAACGCAAAGTACTTGCCGTCTTTGATTGCTTGTTTAATCTCAGCAGCTTTCATCTTAACATTACTAGGCATATTTGTAAATGGTGCCATTTGAACACTGTCATCGTTCATATGACCAAAGTAGTCACCTGTTTTCCAAGTGCCATTCATTACTTCACCAACACGCTTTACATAGTAAGGACCCCAGTTGTCAATAGTTGCAGTCAACTGTGCTTTAGGAGCAAACTTGATCTGATCACTTGCTTGACCAAAACCCAACTTGCCTTTTGCTTGTGCAGCCTGCAATGGAGCAGGACTGTCAGTATGCTGTGCAACCATGTCACATCCTTCAGCCATCATAACGTTGGCAGCATCTGCTTCTTTACTAGGATCATACCAAGTGTTTACCCAAATGATGTCAATGTCAACTTTAGGATTTACACTCTTTGCGCCCATGTAATAGGTGTTAATTTCACGAATAACTTCTGGGATTGGGAAAGCAGCAACATAACAAATTTTGTTTGTCTTTGTCATCATGCCTGCAATAATACCCTGTACATGTCTTGCTTGATACAGACGTAGACCATATGTTGCCATGTTTTCACTTTGCTTGTAGCCAGTTGCGTGTTCAAATGCTACATTTGGAAACTCTTTAGCAACCTTTGCCATTGACTGCATATAGCCAAAACTTGTTGCAAAGATAATATCTGCTCCACCTTTTGCCATTTGACGCATTACACGTTCAGCAGCTGGACCTTCGGGTACACTTTCAACAAAGACTGTTTCAACTTTGTCGCCGTATGCCGCTTTTACTTGCTGACGACCAATGTCATGACGGTATGTCCAACCATGATCACCGATTGGTCCCACATATACAAAACCTACTTTTACAGGGTCAGCTGCAAAAGCAAGTGAGGACATAAATCCAATAAACATACTGATAACAACAGTATGAAATAATTTTTCAAAATAACGCATTTTAGTTCCTTTATTAAGCTAGTGCCCTAATCCGCTCTACAAGACGGTTGGCACGGTTAGTTACTTGTCGATACCATCGAGAATCGACCATTTCATCAGCGGCACGATCCCAATCACGCGCATCAACACCTGACTTCATACCTTTGAACTTAGAGAGACGAGGACGTCCCATATTAAACATCATATTAGCTATGACCCTTTGAGCTTCTTCTGGCAAATCGTTAAAGTCTGGGTATAGCTTGTTGCAATCTGACAAGACTGTTTCGATATCTGATTCGAAGGCTTCAACGACTCTATCGTTATCGACTGGCGTTCCGACTGGTAATCCGGATTCGGGGTCGTCATCGCGAACAAGATGACCAATACCAAAAGTAGCAAGACCGAGGTGGTCCAGATATATTTCGTGCACTTCACCTTCATCAGCTGCAATTTCCTCTCTTAATTTTTCAATATTCATATACGTTCCTTTCTATTGTTTTAAAATTGTTTTTTCTATCTAAGAATTTATACTCTAACTTTTCTAGGTTAAAAACTTCTAATTCTTTAAATATGTGTTTTGGTTCAAAATCTTTACAGCTATAAATATCAAGTTGTATTACTGCAGGAATATTTTCATCCCAACTATGAAAAGCTATATGGCTGGTTTCAATAATAACTATGCCCGTTAATCCTCTATTACCAACCATATCAGAATAAGCAACAATTGGTCCTTTTAAAAGCTTCATATCTATTTTAGATATTAAAGAAGTAAGCCACATAGAACACCAAGAAGTACTAGTAGGAGGGTTTAAAACCTCAGCCCTCATAAGTAAGTGCTTATGTACAAGATCAGTCATATCCTTTTTTCTCGTGAAGTTTACGCATATAGTAGTCTAAACGATCCTCGTCCATTACTTTTCTCTGACGTTCTGTTTTTTTAAGTTCCTGTTTGTCAAGCACAGTAACTTTTTGTGTCCAGTTATCTCTTTTTATAGGAATAACCTGACAGATTGGCGTACCTGCAGGGATTATAACGGGTTTTCCTCCAGGCTCCAAATCCGTATGTAAAAAAGGAATATTGACTACATTATTATATACGTCTGAGTCTACTAGACCTGTAAGGGGAATGATAGGAGATTCTAGTCGATTAATGCAAGGAAGATAAAGTACAGAATAGTCCTTAGGTGTTTCAATAATCCAAGGATTCATATATTTAAGAATCTTCATATTCTCAAAAGCAGAACCTTTTACTTGAGATGCTGGATGTGACTCAATTGGTTTCCATTTTTCAATCAACATTTGATGATGATCGTCAATAAAAGGAAGATGAATAACACCATCAGAAGTGAGTTGAATTATTATATCCATGTGTGCAAGCATAGTGTAGCCAGCAGTCATAGCATCTAAAAAAGGCATACAGCGCTTTACAGAAGATACTGTTCCTAACCTATCATCTTCAACTTTAGGTGGTATACTTTTGAACCACGGGGGTACAACTTTTTTAGAAGGTACTGGAGGAAGTACGATTTGATCAGGAAAATCATGTATTAAATGGAATTTAATTGTTTTGTTTGTGGGCATAGCCTACCTATGTGTTTGGGTTAGTGAATGAAGACGGAACATCTTCTATTGAATCAACAATTCTACCACAATCACACACGTCACAGGAACAAGATTCACAATCTGGTGCGTAGCAATGGCACGAATGACCGCAAGTTTTACAAGTTTTTTTGTCTATACCCATTCTTCTGTAAGTCCTAGGTCTTTAAGTGAGCAATTCTGCTTATCATTCAAAATCCAAGAGAGTTCTTGAATTAATCGAGTATACCACATTTTATCATATTGATCGTGTGCCTTCTCACGGTCTTCTGCAAGCTGTGCAATCCTAGCGTTAATGTAGGCATCTGAAGAATACTTTACTACTCGTCTCATGCTGCTACCTTACTTTCTTCAATAATAGTTAAAGGATTCATTGGACTTACGCCCAACATATTTCCCCATGCTTCATAATAGTGTCTCATTCCAACTTCATCATGAATTGTAGAATTTTCATGGCGACCATGTAGAATGTTTCTCGATTCGGTACCTTCTCTCATTGTGGTGCCTTGCCCTGCAACACCAATTAAATCTTCATGTAGGTTACGACCAAACGGACCCCATATACTGTTGTGGTGTTTGATTCTTGTTTGTCTTTCTTCTGGAGTATCTTTTCTAAGACCATACCCTCTAAACTCTATAAGAACTTTATTTGGCCCAAGAGGTGTTACCGAGTCTGAACGATATGCAGAACCCCGTAAGTTGAAGTTAAATCCAGGGAATAAATCAACCATATACCATTGATTTGGTGGAAGATTGGGAAAAGATAACTCCCCTCTATCCTCAAAGCCGTCATACTCTTCATAGTTAACAGTAAAGCTAGACACGTTAACATGACCATTTTCAAAAGGAATGTTCTTTCTAGCAAAGTATTCATCGTTAAATCCTGACACACGATTAAAATAGTGCATAAAGTCGTGATAGAATTCAGAATTAGTGTCATGCCACAATTTGTAATTAGTGTCAATTACAGCTTTGTGATAATGAAAGACTTCCATTTCTTCTGTGTCAATTGCATCTGCAATACAATCAAATGCTCCAGCAGTCCATTCATCCACACTCTGTATAGGGTTAGGATCAAGCGTGACCCATACCATTCCACCGTGTTTAACTTCACAGTGTAGTTGTGGTTCAACGGTTACAATCGGCGCAGCTACTGTACCAGAAGGTGAATTAAATCTATGGTTACGATATGCTTTAACACCGTCTTTGGTATTCACTGCAATTACGTTCTGTCCAGCAATCTGTGTAGTTCTATAGTTGCCTTCATTATACATCTCTGAGAGGTGACACATAGGAACCCACACCTTTGCAAAAATTTCTTCTTGTTCACGTAAGTAGATTTCATGATTGTTATAACACTCACTACTAATATATTCTACTTTTGGGGTTTTAGTCCAGTTTGAGTGATTACGTGGTGGCATTTAACTAGCCTTTCCTATATTTTTGACTTTTTGGAGGCGATTTTTTAGATCCTGAAGGTCCGGCCCAATAGACTTTATCAGCCCAGTAAGCTGCTGACATTTTTCCTTTGGCGATGTTGCGACCGTGCCTTGCTTTAAATGATCTACGTGCCTCTGGAGAATAGTTGTGACCCATAGAAGAGTCTCCAAAGTGTATAAGTCGCACCTTGTCACCTTCCTTGGCGAGTACCATGCCCTTCTTGCCTTCTCTGTTTGATCGTCTTGGTTTGTTGAATCCATCAAATTTTGTTCCTCTGTAATCAATTTTACCACTAGGTAATCTCTTCACTCCTGGGTATTTTGCCATCGTATCTATCCTTTATTTCATTAACAATTTGCCACTGCCTGTGGGTTAATTGTGGGTATCTGCTTTGAGCTAGCATACACCCAAGTATAAAATCTTTTTCAGCGTCCGTCAAAGCGTGTTTATCGAAAAAATCCTTTAAAGGCTTTCTTATTCTTCTTGTTTTAGAAGTCAATATCTTTACCCTTATTTTCCCAAGTTTTGTAACGAGTAGGTTCAGGACCTTTTGGGCCGTTATCTTCGAAAGGGTGTGGTTCTGATAAAACAGAATCACCAGTATCACTAGGGATATCATATATAAAAGGATCAAGTTCCATCAATTGTTTTTTCTTACTCTGAAATTCTCGCTCGAATTTCCAATCCTCATATTTATTGAGTAGCCAACTTATCATATTGTAGTCTCCTATTTTTTAGTAGAGGTAAAAAGGGTACAGCATCTTGTTCAAAAATAACAGGGTCTGCTCCATCAATAGTCATAACAATTGCTATGTTTCTAATTCCTGTTCCGTACATCTCATTATGTGCTACAGCATATGCACATCCTTGAATATAATAGTCTGTAATTTGCTTAGTAGACTTTTTCTTTTTTGATGTTTTGAAATCAATAATAGTAGGCTTGCCTTTCCAAATACCTACCATGTCACAACGTCCAGCATAACAATACTTATTTGACCATAGCACTTGTTCTTGACCCCAGATCTCTTCAATACCTCGCTCAGTCGCCCTAATTAAATCACGACTCATCTGTCTGACGTCTAATCTCTCTTGACTTAATTCTTGCCAAACGTCTTCCCCGTTGAAATGCTTTTCTGCATATTCGTGAACTAAAGTGCCTCGATCTGTAGCTTCTTTGGAAACTCGTCGAGCTTCTTCCTCTCCTACTCTCTCTATCCATTTTTGCAACCAAGTGTTATCTGAAGTTTTTCCAAGTATAGTAGTAATTGACGGATATGATCCATCAGGTGTGTGATAAGTACGTCCAGTAGGTAGTGTATCAGTATCTACCTCAGTCGTGTAGTTGTACTTCCCTTTTAAAATCGTCCACGGTGTTGACAATAGGTTTTCCTTTCGCATTCAAGCTAGTATTAATTAAAATGGGATACCCATATTGTCTAGTTTTTTCTAATACTTTCCAAAGATACGCATTAGAAGAGCCAGTAACAGTTTGAAGACGGGCAGTATTATCATGAGTTTTAAAGTTACCGTTAGTAATGTCAGCAACAAATAACATTTCTTTAGAATGTTGATAAACTTTAAAATAATTATCAGCTTCTTCAATCTGACAAACAGGTGCATAAGGTCTCCAATAATCGGTATCTC